ATAACGGCGGCGGTACGGGTGGAACGGCGGCAACGAATAGCTGCTCTGGAGGCGGTGGGGCTGGTGTCTCGGCTACGGCCGGTCCAGGTGGTGGCGGTGCAGCTGGAGGGTACTTCTTGAAGTCCTTCTACCCCAGTGCGACGACCTATGCCTACGCTGTCGGAAGCGGTGGTAGCGGTGGCGGGGCCGGTACTGGTGGTGCTGGTGGCGGTGGAGGCGGAGCGGGGATACTCTCGATCCGGGCCTTCTTCCAATAGGAGCGTGAGATGCCATCTGAGACCAAGAAGCAAGCTCGGTTCATGGCTATGCTGGCTCACAATCCCGGAATGGCCCAATCCAGGGGCGTTCCGGTTGGTGTGGCCAAGGAGTTCAACAAAGCCGATGCCAAGACGGGCATCCTTAGACGAAAGAAGAAGTGATGGACTCAAATGACAAGGCCGAATACTATGCACCGACGCATATGCATAGATTCGTGCATCACTACCATAATCTGATCTACATCAAGAACTACTGGGAATCGATAGGTCAGATGGCCCCAGAGTGGGTACAAAGAGAACTCCAGAGAGCGGAGCAAGAAATGCAACAGCTTATCGCGGAGGAGAAGGAAGAGGGAGGGTTCCTCCACAAGAGAAAGGAGCTTCGAGATGAAGCAAGGCCAAGCGGGAAGAAGCGTTACTGAAACGAAGGTCGAGCCCAAGTCTAGGGCCGCTAATCCAGGTGGGGTTGGTCAGCTAGGCCAGTCCCAAGGGAACCATGTCATGGACAAGGGCAGGGTTCGAGGTGGTGCCGAGCCACTGTACAAGGGCCGGGGCTACGAGGCCCCTATGGCCGGCACCGATTTCCATCACTGTGGAAGCCAAGGAAAGCACAGATGAACGTAGATGAACTTGAGAAGTCGATCGACGACGATATCCTCAATCGGATCGCTGCACTTCTGCATGCAGAGGAGCGGTTGCGAGGACATCCCCAGCTAGTGAATCTGCGGGCCATTGTAATGAAAGAGCTGTCGCAGATTGATGCTGCTCACGGGCCGGAGATCAAGGTCGAGTCCCCTGCCCAAGACCCTATCCCACCCAAGCCTGAGGGAGGTAAGACCTCTGTTAGCGAAGAGAGGAGACTTTAATGCCGAGAGACATCCTAAGCGAGTACGGAAGGGACAAGCCTTCCCACGAAAAGCCCAGAGCCACATCCGGCGGGGAGAAGACGGCCAGAGATGTGATGAACTACATGCCTCCGGTTGGTCCAAAGCACCAGCACCATATTGGCCCAGGACTCCACGATCAGAACCTCGGAAGTTGTGGAACACAAGGGCCGGAGGCGCATCGTCCTTCCACGAGTGGCTCTCCAGGGATTGGAGGGACTAATCGGGGTAACCGAGGTGTACAGCGTTGACAACCAACGTTGATATCTCCAATCGTGCGCTTGCTCTAGTCAGCACGCGCACGACTATTGCTTCGATGGGGGATAACACCAACGAGGCAATTCAGTGCAATCTCGTCTACAACGCTATTCAGGACTTCTGTTTCACCCTTACTGGGTGGAACTTTGCTCGGAAAACCGCCTCTTTGGCATTAGGCAAGACCTTCACCGGCGCTCCTTGGACTGTAGCCCAACCCACCCCTCCGTGGCAGTTTCAATACGTCCTCCCTGCTGATTATCTCAAGGCCCAGTACATTACGAATAACGATATAGCTGCCGGTGGAGGGTTCTTAGGAGAGTCGAAGCGATTTGCAATCGTCTACGATGGGACGGTCGTTGCGTTGGCGACGAACGAAACGGCGGCTAATCTGGTCTATACAAGCCGAATATCCGACCCGACGGTCTGGGCTCCTTGGTTCGAACGGACGGTAGTGTCGGCCCTGGCCTTTTCGGTGGCGAATGCGTTGAATGGGAAGAAGGAGTTGGTTCAATTCCTTTTAGAGAATTTTATCAATACAGCGAAGCTCGCAGCGGATATCAATCGCCGAGAAGGGATTATCGGGCTTGAGGACGCTACGGCTGAACTCCTTCAGCTCCGTGGTATCGAATATCCTCCACACCCTCCAGTAGTGAGGCCGAGAGATGGCCAGTGACTTCGACCTATGCAACCGAGCATTGATCGAGATGTGCTCGAAGAAGGTGATATCTACCCTGAACCAGGATAGTATCGAGGGCAAGACCTTCAACCTAGTCTACGTAGTGTTGAGGGATTGGTGTCTGTGCTTAGCGAACTGGAACTTTGCCCGAAGGACGGCCTTCCTTGGGACGGTGATAAAGCAAATCCCTGCTGCACCGCCGCCAATCCCTTGGAATGGCGTAACGACTCCGTCCCCACCTTGGCTGCTAGAGTACCAGCTGCCCTCGGATTACCTCAAGGCGCAGTACCTGACCAATTCCTCCCTCGATCCAGGGAATACCTTCTATCCAGGCGAGATGAAGCGGTTTGTGGTGACTCAAGATGGGACTAACAACAAGGTCCTGTTGACGAATGAGACCAACCCCATCCTCATTTACACCGCACAGATCACCGATCCAACGCAATGGACCCCTTGGTTCGAACGGATTGTGGTATCGGCCTTGGCTTGGAAGACGGCAGGGGTGCTAGCTCCGCCACCGATCAATCTTAGCCTTGACTTCATTGCGTACTTGAAGAACGTCTTTGCAGAGCAGCTTTCTATCGGCGTTCGGTCGAACATCGAGGAAGGCTCGTTGGTCCCAGCGGATGCTACACCGGAACTGATCCAGGCTCGTGGCCTAGAGTATCCGGAGATGAGGCTGAACCGGATAGAGCGACAGCTGGAGATGATGCAGAAGGCTCGAGATGGCAGTCGATCCTCAGGTTGATATCTGTAATCGGTCTCTTATCGCCCTTGGAAGCCGGGCTATCATCACTAGCCTGGCCCAAGACAGTAACGAGGCCAAGACCTTCAATGCTATGTTCGGCCCGCTAAGGGACGAGCTGCTCCGGCTTGCCCCTTGGAACTGTGCCGTCTGTGCCGACCCGTTGAGCTTGATCTCAGCAGGGATGGGGACGCCGGAGAACCCATTCAACCCCGCGGCGGTCCAATGGAACAAGGCGCTGCCAATGCCTCCGTGGGCATACGAGTACGCCTACCCAGTGGCTTGCCTTCGAGCGCTCTATATAATCCCTCAGTTCGCAACCGGCCTTGCAGGTGGGGTGCCGATAACCACGGCTATAACCGGAGGGATGCCACAGTATTGGAACGGGCCCCCGGTTAGGTTCAAGGAGACCATCAATCAAGTCATCACCGCCGTACCCCCGGGGACCATCGTCACCCCAGGGACGCATTACGCCGTGAATGACCAGATAACGCTTGCAGGGGGCCAAGGCTTCGGCGGTGGGACCCTTCCAGGCGGGCCGTTCCCACCGGTGCCGACGGTGATCCAGGTCACGTCGGTCGATGGTAACGGTGCCGTTCTTGGCTATGCCTTCGTCGTCGGTGGTAGCTATGCCGTTGCCCCAACCTCGCCGATCGGCCAACAGTCAACGACCGGGATCGGCACAGGCCTCACGCTCAACCTCACCTATACCCAGTTCGTAGACACCAAGGTCATCCTGACAAATCAAGAGTTCGCTATCCTCACGTACATCCGCCGTGTGACGGACGTTACGCAGTGGGACTCTCAGCTTACCGAAGCGATGGTGGCCGCACTTGCAGCGAGGGTGGCATTCGCGATAGGGAATGTTGAACCGCAGGAGCGGATGCAGCGGGCCAACCTTCTCTTGACCGAGGCCAACAACCGTATCACAGCGGCTCGGGTCTCGGATGGGAACGAAGGTCTGACGATTAATGACGTGACCCCGGACTGGATTCGTATCCGAGGGATAGACTATCCAACGGACTTCGGCTGGACACCTAACCTGTCGGTGGATTGGGGACCGACTCTTACGTTGTACTAATGTCTGAGAATACGATCCAGACCAACTTCTCCTTTGGCGAACTCTCACCTAGCATGTTTGCTCGGGTTGACGAGAAGATGTACCGACTTGGCCTTGCCACCTGTCGGAACTTCTTCGTCGACTTCCGCTCCGGGGTCTCAACGAGGCAGGGGACGAAGTTCATTGCCGGTGCCAATGATCCGACACACAACGTGGTTTTGAGAGAGTTTCAAATCACACCGACCCAGGGCTATATCCTTGAGATCGGCCACCAATACATAAGGATGTACAAGAACGGCGTGTCAATCTTCACGTTAGCCACAGGGTATCAGAGCGCTGATCTGTACCAGTTGAAGCTCGCTCAGTTTCAAAGCACGATGACGATTACCCATGTCAACTACCCTCCGCGGGTGTTGACGTATATCGCGGATAATAACTGGACCATAGCCGATATCGTGTTCGGTCCGACGATAGGGGCAACGTCGTCGATAGTGCTGAGCCCTTTCGCTCCGACCCCGGCTGCTGGGGTTAGCGTCAGCTGCCTTTATGGAGTGACGGGTGTTGATGTGAACGGCCAAGAAGGCCCCCTTGCAACTCAGAGTCAATTCGGTTCGCCGCCTTCCGCACCCAACATACCAAATACCGATCTATCTCAGCTATCAATCAACATCAGCTGGAACGCCATCCCTGGTGCGGTCTCCTACAACGTCTACAAGGCCGCCCCTTCCTACGGCCCTACCCGAGGGACCCCTTCTAACTTCGGCGCTCTTGGATATATTGGTTCGACCACCCAGCTTTCGACCGTTGACACGTATTCAAAGAGCGAGGCCCAGGTTCCACCTAACTACGCCATCACCCCGCCGCTGATCCAGAACCCCTTCGCTTCTAACAACCCCGGGGTCTGCGGGTATTGGGATCAGCGGGCAGTCTTCGGTGGCTCGTTAGCCAATCCGCAGACGGTATGGATGTCGGTTCCCGGGACCTTTGTCAACTTCAACATCTCCAACCCAGCTCAGCAAGACGATGCAATCACGGCGACGATGGTTACGCAAAGGAAGTCCACGGTCAAGCACTTTGTTCCGTTTCCTCGAGGTTTGCTTGTGTTTACTGATACTGGTGTACATCAGGAGGCGGGTGATGCAGTCACGTTCACCGATGAGGCCCAGGCTTATACCGGTGCAGCAGACCCTATTCCGCTTACGATCAATCGGAACATTCTCTACGTCCAAGCTAAAGGTGCGAAGGTCCGCAATCTAACGTACAACTTCTACGCCAATATCTTCACCGGGGACGATGTTGGGGCGTTCTCGAATCACTTAATGTTCGGACATCAGATCATTCAGTGGGCTTTCGCTGAAGAACCGTTCAGTACGATTTGGGCTGTTCGAGACGATGGGGCCTTGCTTTCGCTTGGTTATATCCGAGACGACATGCAGACCTTGACCGGCTGGGCTGTCCATGACACAGGGGCTAATGGCACCTTTCTATCGGTAGCGACGTGCACCGAAGGGACTACTGATGCCGTCTATTTCGTCGTCCAACGCTTGGTAGGAGGGGTGTTCCAGAAGTACATCGAACGGATGGCGGATCGGGTGTTTCCAAATGGAATCGTTGACTCGTGGTCGCTTGATAGCGCAACACAGCAGACCTCCGGTGTTGCCTTCACAATAGTCACCGGCCTTGGCTACCTTAATGGCTTGGTGGTCAATGCCTGTGCGGATGGCGTGGCTGTGATCGGGCTGACGGTGAGCGGAGGGCAGGTGACACTTCCAAACCCGGCCTTCAAGGCCACTGTCGGTATTCCGTTCACTGCCCAGCTCCAGACCCTTCCCCTCGAACCCGGGGAGCCGACGATCCAGGGGAAGCGGAAGATCGTCCCGGCTGTAACGCTCAAGGTCAAGGAATCCCGAGGGCTGTCAGTGGGCCGAAGCTTCACGACCTTGGTTCCTATCGTCGAAAGTGGTCCTCCGATCCTGTCCTCTTCCGGCCTGTTCACCGGTGATGAGAGGGCTACCCTTGATCCGTATAGCGAAGTGCTGGGCCAAGTCTGTGTTCAGCAGACGAACCCTTTCCCGGCTACTGTCCTGGGAGTGGTTCCGGAGTACGATGTAGGTGACTCATGGAAGTGAAGATAAGCCATAACGAGTCCCTGGATATCGACGAAGTCCTGGCACGTAGTCCAGTGGCTTTGCAGGGTGGGGCAAGGCTGTCCTTGGGTAATTGTATATGTATCAGCGATCACGTTTGGACCGGGGCAATTGATGACACGGTTGTTTGTGTTTGGGGATTGATCTCGCCTTCGATCTTCTCCATTCCAACCTATCTCTGGCTACTGACTACCGAGGCAGCGGAGGAGCACAAGTTTATCTTCATTCGGCAGTCTAGGATAGAGATGGCCAAGATGTTGGAAAGGAATCCGATTATAATCGGCCATGTCCAGATCGGTGATGTTCGAGCAAGGCGGTGGTTGAAGTGGCTAGGGGCGAAGTTCGGGCCTTATGACGGATGGGGAATACCATTTAGGATAGAGAGATGGACCCAATAAGTCTTGGCTTAAGTGCAGCGGCTATTGGCGAGATTGGCATTGGGACCTCGGCTGCCTCAGCAGCCGTTGGTGCGGTTGGGAGCTTGATATCTGGCTTTGGCCAGAAGAAGATGGCCAACTATCAGGCCGCGGTCGCTGGGATCAATGCCCAGGTGGCGCAACAGAACGCTGATTACACTCGGGCTGTAGGCGAGGTGAAGACGGAGGAAGAAGGGATGGCAGCCAGGGGCAAGCTCGGAGCAATCCGTGCGGCCCTGGCCACAAGTGGTATCGATCTTACCTCCGGTTCCGCTGCAAGGGTGCAGGAGAGCGAGGAGGAGTTGGGGGCGTATAGCCAGGCCTTGATCCGGTCCGATGCAGCGAAGCGGGCCTATGGCTATGAGGTGGAGAAGGCAGGGAACATTGCACAATCGAATATGTATAAAACCGCCGGTTCCCAGGCAGCTCTAGCTGGAGAGATCGGGGCGTTTGGAAGCATTCTTGGAGGGGTCTCAAGCGTGTCGTCGAAGTGGTTACAGGGCAAGACTGTGGGTCTTTGGAGTGGAACTACGTCCACGGTTCCTCCTGGATATAACCCGAATGCATTAGGGAGCTTGTACTAATGCCTCAGGTCCCCTACAAGCCCGTCCCTGATGTCAGTCCGGAGATGATCCCGACGCCTGCGGTGCATACTCAGGCGCTTTCGGAGACGTTTGGCGTCGGCGTTGGGAAGGCGTTGGAAGGTCTTGGGCAGGTTGGAGAGCATGCTGGGAACGAACTCTTCTCGCGTGCTATCGCAATGCAGGAGCTTAACAATGAGACGGAGGCCAAAGAAGCTGATGCTAGGTACATGGTCGAGTCAGGGAAGCTTTTCGTTCAGTTGGAATCTCAGCAAGGGAAGAATGCCAAGGATGCCTTTACGAAGTATCAAGGTGATCTAGACTCCCTTCGACAAGGTATTCGTGATGGTCTGTCGAATGATCGTGCCCGTCGAATGTACGACGCCTCATCCCTCGGCACGATGGGACGAAGCATCTTCAGCGGCGCTCGGCATGTAGCAGCGGAGACGAGGAAGTGGCAGATTGGGGTCTCTGAGGGAAGGATTAATGCCATTGAGGACAAGGCCTTCCTACATCCGGAGGATGAGAATGGGTTCAAACAAGGCCTAGCTGATATTGAGGCGGAGATTCGATCGCAGCAGCACCTTTTTGGCATTGACGACCAACAGACGGATAACCGAGTCAATGCTAGGATCAGCTCTATGTGGTCTCATCGAATTACTGGCCTTGCCAAGGATCATCCGTTCGAAGCCGATAAGATGTTGAGGGAGAACAAGGACAAGATATTAGAGGCGGATAAGCAGCGGGTGGAGAACACCCTTCGGGGAGGGATGCACTCGACCGGTGCGACTATGATTGCGAATAAGATCAATGGCGATCTTCACCAGCCGAAGAAAGAAGGTGAGCCGGAGAGAACCCTCGGAGAACGTCTAGAGGAGGGAAGAAAGCTAGCTGGAGAGATGATGCCAGGAGACGTACTTCTTCCGAAGTATGTCAATCAAGCGATCACTTCGGAGTATAATGAGCATCACAAGGTCATCAAAGACCAAGACGATAAGAACGAAACGACTGTCAAGAGTGGAATCATTGGTTATGCTAGCCCTGATGGGAGGAAGCCTACCACAATTGAAGGGCTGAAGCAGATCAGTCCTGAGATGTCTGCTGCTTGGGATGGCCTCAATGACAAGCAGAAGCTACAGATGTTTGGCCTTTTAACGAAGAATGTAAGCAAGGATTACGTCGAAACCCCTGCAACCAGGGCCCGCTATCGCACTATTCTTGGGGCAGCCTCTAATGATCCGATCGAGTTCCAGAAGATCGACGTGCTTAATGAGCCCATTCCCGCTTTTCAGCGGGATCAGTTATGGAAGATGCAGCTAGAGAAGGCCAAGAACGCCGCAGCCGATCCCAAGGTCGCCTACGCAATGCAGGTCCTACGCCCTATAATTCCTTCCTCTTGGGACAAGGATACAAGGAACCACTTCTTTGGCGGTTTGCAAGATGCGATGGTTGATTGGCAAAAGACGCATGGGACCTCGCCCAAGATCGAAGACATTCGACATATTGGGAAGATTCTTCTTCGTGATATTCCAGGAACCGGTTGGTTTGGATCGAATGTAGGCGCTACGCAGCTATTTGAGCTTGATGTTCCAAATGAGGTTTCTGAGGAAATGAAGAAGCTCAATCCGCAGATGGATGATGAAGAGATTAAGCGTCAGTACATTCTTCAACGTTACAAGGATGACTTCCAGCGGCTGTACGGGAAGAAGGAGCCGAAGTAATGGCCGATCCCGACGATATCGAATCCCTTGAGCCCGAGCCGCAGGGGGCCGATGACGTTGTGGTACGAATGGATCGTGCTTATCGAAACGAGGTTGCTGGAAAGGTCTCAGCTGCTGTTGAAGATGATCCGGATAAGGCAGCCAGGGCTGATGCGCTGAGCCGGGCTACCGGCACACCTCCGGAGATGATCCACGAGAATCTCGAGGAGTTCGAGCAAGATCATAAGAACCAACTCTCCCAGCACATCGTAGATTCCAACGAATACCTCCGGGACTATGTCCAATCCCATCCGCTTGCGGCCAGCGTCAGTAATGATGATTGGGCGAACTTGGATGCGGCTACTACCTCAACTAGAAGGGTGGCTTCTAAAGGCCTCTTCGAGAATGCCTCTGATATCTTAGGAGGGATGTGGCAGGGAGTTAAGGATATACCTAAAGAGCTTGTTGGTGCTAAGAAGTTCGAGGATGTTGAATTTGATAAGGCCATGGTGGACTATTTGGTTCAGCTTGGAATGCCTCCTGAACAGGCTAAGGCTAGGGCTAGGATGGTTGAGCGGAGGATGCTACGTGGCAGTGCGATAAGTACAATTGCAATGACTATTGGAGGATCGATATTTTATCCCAAAACGACTGCGGCTTTCATTGCAGGGTCTATCCCGTTTCGCACCTATATTGCCCAGCCAATTGAGAAAGAGACCGGCTTCCCTGCCGAGGCCACAGAGACATATGCGATGGTCTTTTTAGCTGGCCTTGGGATTAAGAGCATAAGCCATCTAGGCAAGATTGCTGAGGATGGCAGGCCTTACTTCCGTGCTGGGCAGGAGCCTCCTCCGGGTGTCAATGAAATCTTTGACAAGATCAAATCCCTCCAGGCAGACCTCGATGCACAGAATCTCGATGATGCGCTTAAAGACGCTCAGAAGTCTGAGACGCGTGAGAGAAGTCCGGAACTCTATGCGGAGGCAATGCGGAAGGTCACTCAGGGGCGGGAAATTGAAATCTCCGCTGATGCAGTTCGCCGATTATATGGAGAAAAGGAACCAGCCCCTGAGGATGGTGTCTTGGGATGGGTACCGGATATTGTTCAGCAGCTCCGTTCGTCGGAGGTTACTGGAAACGTTAGAGTTCCGCTTGCAGACTGGCTCTCGAAGGTTGACCCGGAGGTAGCTAGGGAGCTTCATGATGATATCCGAGTTCGAGAAGGAGGGGTTACCAAGAATGAGGCGAAGGAGGCGTTGGAAGCAAGGTCGGCGAGGGAGCTACCACCACTAGAGGTGAGGCCCTATCCGGACGAGGGCGACGTTCCGATCAATAACGTTAGGGAGTCCTCTGGCATGACCCCGTTGTGGGATCGGGG